TGCTGCTCGCGTTAAAACGCCAATGGGGATCTAACCGGGTCCCTAGGAGTGATGCTCATGTCGTTTACCGACCCGTTGTCAGTCACTATAAGTGGCTCGACAATCGCACTCCCACGTACCAGTGTGGGGGATGACGAAAGCGAGTACACAAGTGGTGACGGGCTCTATCAGCTGACCGCTAGCCATAACTATGGCAAGCGGACCAGACGAGTCCTTCGGATCGACGCCAATAAGGTGACCCCGGACCCGTTCCGACCGTCGGAGAATGTCAAGGTTTCGATGAGTAATTACATCGTCTTTGACCTTCCGCCGGCTGGATATACGGGTGCCGAGGCACAAGCTGTGTATGCGGGCTTTAAAACCCTCTTCACAGCCACTTCCGACCAGATGATCGTCAAGCTCCTCGGTGGCGAGTCCTAGCGGGCTCGTGCCGTAGAGTGACGGTTTATCTGGACGCCTCTCGTGAACGAAATGACGGATCCTCCCGAAAGGAGGTCCCGATTCAGTCCACGTCCCACACGGGGTTCTTCCCCGGGAAGGAGAAAGACCGATAGAGATCACCGGACGAACCTGGACAAAAGGTCCTTGTTCGTAATGGTGTTCCTCGTCGATCTAATCTATGAGGTTGGCGCTGCTGTCATTGGGTACCATTGTAATGGTATCTTTTGACGGCGTAAACGCTAACGGCGTTTCTTGCGCGTGGACGGGCTCCCAGAGTAAATCTGGTGGCACGTTCATTGTGCGAGTAAGGATCGGAAATATCCGGTCCGATGAGGTGCAGGACGCTCTATGGGGTTTCGTGTTGGCCTTAATTGACCTTCAGGAGACCTTTGAGCAGCATGCAGCCTCGAGCCGTTAGTCGAGCTGTGTGTCATTCGTTGTTTCTCTCACCCACAAGGAGTAAGACGTTGAGTACCCAAAACACCGCTAAGGGGAAGGCGGGCTTGCGTCGTAATGACGTTAAGCCCTTGCCCCCGCTCTCGGTTGAGAAAGCGAGAGCGTTGGCATTTGCCTTCATACCTCGCGATGCCTCGGCCCTTCTGGCCCCTGCCTGGATAAACCAATCCGGGCTTAAGGTCACTGAGACCGATAGGTCTCTCATCGTCAATCTCCACCTAGAGGACGAAATCCTCAAGGAGTGGCGTAGAGAGGCTTCGGAGTAAAACACACACGGTTGACGACAGAGCTAGGGATTGTCCACCTCTGATAAGGAGGGAACATGAAAAGCCTGACGTCACTCTGGTCCATCACTGCTCATGAAATGGCAGTGAGATGCTGCACCAGCGCCACGCAGGACATAAACACTGTCCTGCGTCGAGTTGAACACGAGGGGTTGTCGTTTTTAGCGATTACCCTGGCGGACTTTGGAAAGGCTACCCAAAAGTGGCTTGACCAAGGTCTCGTCGTCCCTTC